CCTTTCTCTCCCCCAGGGATGGTGAAAAATGCCAGGTCAGGATGCCGAAACCGCCGATGTGGCAGCGGTCACACCATTGCCGGAAATGCCGAAAGGCCTGCTCAAACGAGGTCGCGGTCTGTGGGACGCAAAGGCCGAGGTGTTGGCCGGCCATCCGCTCGGGTTGATCGCCCTCGCGGAGGCATGCCGCGCCGCCGATCGGTGCGAACGACTCGACGCGCAGCTGCGCGGTCGCGAAAAGGAATGGCTGAGCATCGATCTCGATCCGATCATCCGCGACCACCTCGACGGCGACGGCGTCACGATCGTCGACGTCACCGCGAAGGTCGTGATGAACGCGCCTCTGCGCGAGGCGCGACAGCAACAGACCGTTCTCAAGCAACTGCTCGCGCAGGTCGACACGTTCGAGCGCGCAGCTGTTGATGCGGGCGCCGGCCGGGCAGGTTCGCAACCGGCGACACCGGGCGTCCCCTCGCTACTGGACAAGATCCGTGCTCGAAACGCCTGACGTCGGCGGTGCGGTGGCCGAGAAACCACCGCTGGACGGTTCGCAGAAGCCGCGGTTGTCGAACTACCCGACGTTCTTCACCACGCTCGGCGACGACGCGATCGACTTGTACGAGGCGACCGGGTTCGAACTGCTGGACTGGGAGAAGGACGCTTGCCGGCACCTGATGGGCGAGCGGGAGCGGAGCTCGCGTTGGAGTGCGCCGCGTGCGCTGATCATCGCGCCGCGACAGAACGGCAAGAACGTCATCGTCGAGGTGCGCGAACTGGCGGGGCTGTACTTGCTCGGTGAGCGCAAGATCCTGCACACCGCGCACGAGTTCAAGACGGCCAAGGACGCGTTCATCGACCTGTCCGCGCGCATCGCGAAAATCGAAGAGCTCGAGGACATGTGCCTGCTCCCACACCGCACCTCGAACGAGGAGGTCTCGATCCGGCTCAAGCCGCATCGCGGCGAGCGAGATCCGCGCTACATCCGGTATCTCGCCCGCACGGCGGACGCGGCGCGCGGGTTCAAGAAGGTGGATCTGTTCGTCGGTGACGAGGCGTATGCGATCACCCACGAACAGGTAGCGGCGTTCCGGCCCACCCAGTCGGCCGCGCCGAACCGTCAGTTCATCCTGCTGTCGAGCGCGGGCACGGGCAACAGCGAGTTCCTCGCTCAGCAACGCAACGCCGGTATCGAGCACACGGCGAGCGGGTTGCTGTTCCTCGAGTACTCGGCGGACCCGGAGGCTGACCTCGACGATCACGACGCGTGGGCGATCGCGAACCCGTCCTATCCGATCCACAAGACGCACGAGTTCATGCTCGAAGAGCGCGAGCTACAGGGCGAGATCCAGTTCGCGCGCGAGCATCTGGGCATCTGGGACGACCCGCGTGTGAACGCAGCGATCACCCCGGCGATGTGGGAAGCGTGCAGGGACGAGTCCTCGCAGGTTCTCGACCCGGTGGCGATCGCTGTCGATGTCACTCCGGATCAAGCGTTCTCGTCGATCTCGATCGCCGGTCGACGCGAAGACGGATTGCCGTATGTCGAGCTCGTCTATCACGAGCGCGGCATGCACTGGGTGGTCGAGACGGCGGCGCGGCTCAAGCTCGAGCACGACGCTCTCGGGGTGGTCCTCGACGGCGGCGGGCAAGCGGGCGCGTTGATCGCGGGATTCCGCGAGATCGGGTTCGAGGTCGAGGTGACCGGTGCGCGGGACATGGCGCAGGGCGCCGGTGCGTTCTACGCCGAGGTCGAAGAAGAGCGGATGCGGCACAACGGCGAACCGGATCTCGTGTCGGCGGTCGCAGCATCACGCAGACGTCCGGTCGGTGACGCGTGGGCGTGGGACCGGCGGGACACGTCGGCAGATATCAGTCCGTTGGTCGCGTGCACGTTGGCGTGGCACGGATACACGAGGTTGATCACCGCGGACAGCTCCAAGCGAGTGCGCAGTGGGAAGGTGTGGTGATCTGAATGCTCGACGAGAAACAAGCGGTCGACGTCGCGAAGGAACTCCTTCCGAAGTTGCGTCAAGAGCGGGCGCGCCTGACGACGTTGGACAACTGGTATCGCTGGAAGCAGGCGGATCTGACGTTACCGAGGTCGGCGACCAAGGAACTCAAAGCGCTGCAGGATCTGGCGAAGACGCCGTGGCTGTGCTGGTGGTCACGACGCTGGCGCAGGCGATGTTCGTCGACGACTACCGCTCACCGCAGGCCAAGGAGACCTCGCCCCAGTGGACGACGTGGCTGGCGAACGGAATGGACGTGCGCCAGATCGCGATTCATCGTGCCGCCCTCGCATACGGATATTCGTATGCGGTGGTGATGCCGGGGATCGACGATCTCGGGCGTAAGCAGTCGGTGATTCGCGGGGTCTCGCCGCGTAAGGCGTTCGCGGTCTACGAGGATCCGGCCGAGGACGAATGGCCCGTGCATACGCTGCGCGACGATGCGGGCGGGAAACTGCGTCTGATCGACGACGAGTTGGTGCACACTCTCCAACGCGAGGGCGACGGCGGAATCCGGCATGTGAGCTTCGAGGTTCACGGCGCCGGCCGCTGCCCCGTCATCCGGTACGCGAACGATCTCGACCTCGAAGGCCGCGCGACCGGTCAAGTAGAGCCGTTCATCGGCGTTGCGAGTCGGATCAACAAGACCACCTACGACCGGTTGCAGACACAGCACTTCAATTCGTGGAAGGTCCGCACGGTCTCGGGTATGGCCGAGCCGGAGACGGACACGGAGAAGGCTCGTGCGGAACTGCTGTTGCGGCAGAAGGATCTGCTGATCGCCGAGGACCCGGACACCAAGTTCGGAACCTTGGACGAGACTCCGCTCGACGGGTTCATCAAGGCCACCGAATCCGACGTCGAGGCCTTGTCGGCGGTGAGTCAGACGCCGTCGTACGCGTTGACCGGGAAGTTGGTCAATCTCAACGCGGAGGCGTTGGTGGCTGCTCGTCATCCGTTGACGCAGAAAGTGTTCGAGATCCGCACGTCCTTCGGTAGCTCACACAACCGCACCATGCGGATGAGTGCGTGGTTCGAGGAGGACTACGACATCGCGACCGATGTCAGTGCGTCCGTCAAATGGCAGGACCTCGAAGCGCGTTCGCTCTCGCAGGCCGTCGACGCGTACGGCAAGGCCGCGAAGTTGCTCGGTGTTCCGGTGCAAGCGCTGTGGGGTCGAATCCCCGGTGTGTCGAAGTCCGACGTCGAGGAGTGGCAGAAGATGGCCCAGGACAGCGATCCGTACATGGAGTACTTGCGCAGCCAGTACGGGCCCGACAGTTCGGCTGATCATCTGCTGGGGGTCTGATGGCGCGCACGAAACTCGGTCGCAAGCTGACCGAGTTGCATCGGCGTGCGCAGTTGCGGCTCTCGGCTCAGGTGGTCGCGGATCTGCGGCGTGCGTGGCGGATTCTGGCGTTTCAGCGTTTGGACGAGACACAGGGTCCGTGGTTGCAGGTCGCGGTCCCGGTGATCGAGGCAGCGCACATGCGCTCGCAGGAGATCTCGGCGCAGTACGTGCAGGACTTTCGCGCTGCGGAGCGTCCGGAGCTTCGACCGATCCCGTGGGTGGAGCCGGTGCGTACGGTGCTTCGGGAGGATCGAGCACCGGCTGCAGTGCCGGTTCCGGAGAGCACAGCGAAACCGTCTGCGCGGAGCCGGGTTACGGATTCCTCGCAGTCGGGGCAGGCTGTTCGTTCGCGGGTCCGGGTCACCGATCCGGAACCGGCGCAGCGCGAATCGCGATCGCGGGCGCGAGTCACCGACAACACTCCCGAGGCATCGCGGACCCGTTCACGTTCGCGGGTCAGTGTGGCGGAGCGATCGAGCTCGACCTCGATCGGACTGCTCGCGGGTTGTTGATCACCGGGCCGGTGCGGGCACGCAAGCTGATGCCGGCACCGGAGACCGACGTGATGGACAAGGCGTTCGTGTCCTCGACGTCGGCGGCGGTGCGGATGGTCGCCGAAGGTGGACGGGACTTCACGCAGAAGATCGTCGAACTCGATCGGCAGGCATTGGGATTCGCACGAGTGACGAAGGCGTCCCCGTGCTGGTTCTGCGCGATGCTGGCCAGTCTCGGCGCGGTGTACAAGGGTCAGACGTCGTTCTCGTCGACGGACGAGCGGTACACCGGCGGCGGCACGGCCAAGGTGCACGACGGGTGTCAGTGCACGTTGGAGCCGATCTACGACGAGACCGCGGATCTTCCCGACCGGACAGCGGAGTTCCGGGCGTTGTGGGACGAGGCGACGGCTGGTTCGAGTGGGCACGAGGCGACGGTGTTGTTCCGGCGCGCGTACGAGGGCCGGACCCAGGACGCGATCCGGCGCATCCGGATACGCCGAAGGAACCGGAGAAGGATAGCGACGAGTACAAGCAGGCGCTCGCGAAACGGTTGCTGCCCAAGTTCGAGAGCCAGCTCGAGACGTTGCTCGCGGACGGCCGCGGCGAAGACTCCGAACCTGTCATCTACCACCGCGCACAGATCGCCCGTCACCGGAAGGTGCTGGGCAGAGATTGATACTTCCTCACCGGATTCGGTGAGGCTCGCTCACGGTCAGCGATCAATGACTGGTATGCCGACGGGCTCACGGGAGAACAATCATGAACATCAAGACCACACGTGCCTACACCGGATTCGGTTTCGGGCACGCGGACCCTTTCACATCAATGTCGATGCGGGCGTGCCGCCTGCATCCGCGCCGAGATCCGAACGGGCACAAGCCCGGCGGTGACAACGGCGGCAACGGCGGAGATGGCGGTGACGGTGGAGATGGTGGCGACGGCGGAAAGCCGTTCACTCCGATCACCACTCAAGCCGACTTCGACAAGGCGATCGGTGCGCGACTGACGCGTGAGCGGGCGAATTACGCCGACTACGACACGTTCAAGGCCAGCCACGACGAGCTGCAGAAGATCAAGGACGGCGAGAAGTCCGAAGTGCAGAAGGAGCGTGATCGCGCCGATGCTGCTGAGAAACGGGCGAACGAGGCCGATCACCGTGATCTGCAACGCTCGGTAGCCGAGGCCAAGGCATTCCACTCAAGCACGCAGGCCGACTCAAAGGCTCCACCAAAGAGGAACTCGAAGCGGACGCCGACGACTACCTCGAGGACTACACACCGCCGGAAGGTGGTGGCAAGCGCCCGATTCCGGGCAAGCCCCGCGAGAACCTGCGCGGCGGCGGCGCTCCGGACGACGAACCCGAGGAAACCGATCCCGCCAAGTTAGCGGCTCAGATCCCTCGCATGTAACAACCACGCGCTGTCGGCATGGCAGCCGACGTGGAAACCCCTATCAACCATGAGGAGCAACCATGCCGACCAACGAATTCGTCAAGGCCTCGACCGTCATCAACACAGCACTCGGACTTCTCCAGCGCGAGATCGTCATTCCGAATCTTCTGTGGTTGAACGGTTTCGGTGACTTCGCAGGAGCGAAGGACGACACGATCAGCATTCGCGTGCCGGGCCGTCTGGGCTCGCGCACGAAGAAGCTGCGCGCCACCGGCGCGGATCGCAAGATCCAGACGGACACGATCAAGCAGACGAAGGTGGACGTCACCCTCACCGATGACGTCTACAACGCGGTGCCGATCACTGACGAGGAACTCTCTCTCGACATCAAGGACTTCGGGGTCGAGATCCTCAACCCGCAGGTTCGCGGTGTCGCAGAGGGCCTCGAAAACGGCGCGGTCGACTGCATGCGCGATGCCACGTACCAGGCTGTCGTGATCATCGACAAGACCAAGGTGTACGACAGCTTCGTCGACGCCCGCAAGGCACTCAACGACGAAAACGTTCCCTTCGGGCAGCGCGGCGCGGTCGTCGGTTCCGGTATCGAGGCGGCAATCCTCAAGGATCCGAACTTCAAGCAGGCCGATCAGGCAGGCTCGGATTCGGCGCTGCGCGAGGCGATCATCGGCAAGATCGCAGGGTTCACCGTCGTGGTGTCCAACGCGCTCGACGACGACGAGGCTACGTCTTCCACAAGACGGCGTACGCCATGGTCACACGGGCGCCGGCCATTCCGGACGGCGCGAGCTTCGGCAAGTCCGCGCAGTTCCAGAACCTGGCGATGCGCTGGATCAAGGACTACGACTTCGAGAACACCACGGACCGTTCGCTGGTGAACACGTACGTCGGCTACAAGCACGTCGAGGAGAACGACGGCCGCTTCGTGCGCGGAGTCCAGCTGCAGCTCGGCACGGCGTCGATCACCGTCACCCCGACCACGGCTTCGCTCGCGGTCGGTGGCAGCACGCAGATCACGGTCAAGGACGACGGCGGCGACCCGGTCGCTTCGCGCACCGCGACGTACACCACCTCTGATCCGACGAAGGCGACTGTGACGAACACCGGAAAGGTCACCGCCGTTGCAGCGGGTTCGGCGACGATCACCGCGAAGTACCAGAACAAGACGGCGACGACGGTCGTCACCGTCACCGCCTGATCGAGGAGTGTGCGATGACTGAACCGACCGGGCCCGAGAGACTGGCCACCACCGAGCAGCTCAGGGTCCGGTTGGGGAAGTCCTCGTACTCCGCCAAAGACCTACTTCGTGCGGAGGCTGTTCTCGACGACGTCTCTGCCCTCGCTCGCAGCGAGGGCAGGGCGTGGCCGGACGCAGCATCTGCCGGTGCCGATGTGGTTGCGGTGGTGCTCTCGCGTCGATGCGGGCGTACAACAACCCGAACATGTACGTCTCGCGTGCTGCCGGGGTGTTCAACCACCGCGTGCACGATTCCGCTTTCGCGACAGGAACGTTCACGAAAGCCGAACTCGACATCCTCGCTCGTGCTCGCCGGAAGGCGGGCCGGTCGGCGGGGTTGTGGACGCAGGCAACGACGAAGGGTGATGACGGGTTCCCGACCGGGTTCGTTCCGGTCGAGGGTTCGTCCGAGCCGTTCCCGGTGTACGCGGAGGATGACCCGTTCAACGCGTACGGCGATCACTACTCGGGCGGCGCTCGATGATGCCGGGTGAGGGCGAGACCATCGAGGTGTTCCCGCCGGCCGATTCCGTGGTCGTCGATCGGCACGGCGACACCGACGCCGCGCCGACCTCGTACGAGGTCGAGGACGTCCTGATCGACTGGGACGCCACGATGGACACACCGGTGCGCGGTACTGCCGGCGCTCGCGGGCAGAACGTGCTCACGAAGGTGATCCTGATCTGTCCGGAAGGTACCGAGATCGTCAACGGCGCCAAGGTGAAGCTGCCGGGTATCGAGGCGAAGTTCACCGTCGACGGCGATCCTGCGCCGTGGCGGATGGGTAGCTGGGAGCCAGGTGTGATCGTTCGGCTCAAGGGGGTGAAATGACATGGCAATCAGGAACTATCAGCCCAACCATGCGGGTATCGGTGAGTTGCTCAAGGGCAATCAGATGCGCTCGTTGGTGCGTGAGCGGACGGAGATGGCGGAAGCGCTTTATCGCGGCCGCGTCGCTCGTCGTACCGGGGATCTCGCCCGAGATACTCGTGTGTCGACGTTTCTCGGCGGTCCGCTCAACAACATGGCTAAGGGTGATCGTTGGGTCGGCCGGTTGACGGTCGGCCTGCAGCAACAGCGGGTCGTCTACGGGGCGAGTCACGAGTTCGGTACCGACGACGGCGACGAGCAGATCGTCGCAGGCGCGCACGATCTGCCTGCGGTGCTCGCGGAATTGCGGAACGTATGAGTGTCAACAACTTTCCGCCGATCGACGACCTCACCGACTGGCCGGACCTCGAAGACCTGATGTGTACGTACTTCGCCCGGTTCGGCACGACGGTGACCCAGCGTCCGAAGCCGGACGAGTTCAACCAACGACTCACCGGCGGCGAGGTGTTCATCGAGATCGCCCGCGCGGCGGGGGCGCTCCGGACGGCCGCCTCGACCTCGCGCCGATCGTCGTCGCAGTCACCTCGACCAAGCGCAGCAAGTCGTGGCAGGTCATGGGCAAGATCCGCAAAGCCGTCAAGGTCGCCAACAACGGCGTCACCATCGACGGGATCTTGATTCACTCGATTACCGAAACCGGTGAGCTGTCGATGATCCCGCAGTTGGGTGTCGATCCTCGGACGGTCGAGTTGACGTTCGTCACGATCACCCCGTTGCCGCGTCGCACTCGCTGATAGAGGGCAACATTTTCATCTAGTGCAATAGTTGCCGTCACCTTCTGAGCCATCCGTTGATCGGGTGGCTTTTTCATGCCCGAGAACGGGATTCCCTCTTTCACTCCGATAGGAGCACCATGTCCATCTCCTCGTTCAAGAACGCCAACGAAGAACTGATCATCTCCGCGCTCGACATCGCGATTCTTCTCACTCCGGTTTCGAATCCGATGGTCGAGACTCTCGAAGATCCGACGACGGGCGATCTCATCACGCTGCCGGAGCACTGGCGCTCGGTCGGTCTGACGGAGAAGAAGTCCGGCGTGAACATCGGCAACGAGACCTCCTCGACGGACATCGAGTCCTACGGTGAGTCGGAGCCGACGAAGAAGATCATGAACAAGCGCACCGGCAGCACGGATTTCGTGATGCAGGAGTCGAACCGTCAAGCGCTCGAGCTATTCCATCAGGCCGACTACTCCGGTATCGAGCCGTCCGAGCACGGCGGCATCGTGCTTCCCGGACAGGGTCGTCCGACGATGCGGTTCTACCACGCCATCTTGCTCGGGTTCGACGGCGCCGAAGGTGCGGAGATCTACCCGTACTGGCTGCTGCCGAAGGTGTCGGTGACCAAGGTCGACAACCAGTCCGCCAACGATGATGGCTCGATCACCTACCACCCGACACTGACCTGGTACAAGGACCGCAACTTCCTCACCGACCTGGTCAAGGGCGGCACCGCGTACGCGCAGGGTTTCTGTGGTCTCGGTTGGGCGAACCTCGTCGAGGCTGCTGGATTCGGCCCGCCTGCCGGTACCACCCTGGCGATCTCGACCGCCAGCCTGCCCGGCGGCACAGTGGGCGCGTCGTACAACCAGACGCTCACCGCGGCCGGCGGCAACGGTGCGAAGACGTGGTCCCTGCAGACCGGAACGCTGCCGACCGGCCTGACACTCAACGCGTCCACCGGCGCTATCACCGGAACACCGACCGCGGCAGGCACGTCGAACGTGACTGTCAAGGTCACCGACGCCGCGGCAGCTACCGCAACGAAGGCACTGACCATCGTCGTCAGCGCCTGACCCCGCCCACACGGGCGGTCCCTCGACTGACCTAGGAGAAACTATGTCTCAGGTGCCAGCTATCGGCCGCATCGTTCATTTCAAGCTCGCGGAAAACCAGGCGGAAGCGATCAATCGTCGCCGCCTCGACTTCGCCAAGTATCGATCGACGGATCCGGCGTACACCGACACCGGCTACGTCGCACATTTCGGCAACGAAGTCCGCGCCGGTGATGTGTTCCCCGCGATCATCGTCCGAGTGTGGAGCGGCGGTCTCGTCAACGCTCAGGTGTTCCTCGACGGAACCGACACGTTCTGGGCGACAAGCGCCGCCGAGGGCGAGCACGACGGCGGCTACTTCTGGCCTCCCCGCGTTTGACACTCGCACGAGTCGAGCTCGGCCGCACGGTGATGTCCCAGCCACCGTGCGGCCGTCCTTTCGTATCCAGCTGGGACGCTGGGAAGGAAAACATCATGTCCGAGAACACATTCACTCCTCCGGTCACAGACTCTGCGAACCCGTACTCGATCGACGGCCTCACCGACGCACTCGCCGCCACTCCCGCGCCCGCGGCGTTCGGCGGCAAGTTCCTCGAGTACCAGCAGCGCGCTGCGCTCAACGCCCGCCCGCCGGTAGTCTTCGGCGCCGCTGAGGGTTTCGATCCGCCGGTCGAGATCAAGCCCCCGAACCCGGAACGCCTCGACGGGATGAACCGCGTCATCCTCGACAAGGACAAGCTCGTCATCTTGATGGCCGGCGCTCTCGACGAGGACGATCCGAACTTCGACGCCGAAGGACGCAAGGAGTTCGATCGACTCTGGGCTGTCATCGGCCAGATGGACATCGAGGCATATCGGTTGCTGTTCAAGGACATTCTCGACCAGCTCTTCGGTAAGGGCGCTGTGAACGTCGCGGGGGGTACGAAGCGCTCCTAGCTCTCTTCGAGAGTTACGGGGCGCAGCTGCGCTACGACTTTCACGCTCACCTCCACCTCGATCTCGACGATTGGTTTCGAGGTGAGCGTGACTGGCGCACGTTCTGGGAGCTGAAAGACGGGTTGCCGATGGGCAGCAGGTACAAGTCAGCGCTCCAGGACGACGAGGAGCACGCGGCCGAGTTGCTGAGGTTGCATCCGGAGCTCGCGCAGCCCGGCAAGGCAGGCAAGGGCGGAATCCCGTTGCAGGGCTTCACTCCCGAGATGGCGATGCTCTCGCGCGGGTTCAACCTGATGATCGCGCTGCTGTCGGCGTTGGTGGGTGCGCAGGATCCGAAGTTCATCGATCCTCCGCGCACTGCGCTCGATCGGGTGATCGAGCCGGTCGCAGCAATGGGATGTCGCGCGCGCTCGCGAAAGCTCTTCCGCACCAACACCAATAACTGAACACCTGACGCTCACGTGTGGAGGCGACGATGACCAACTATTCGGCCGGTTCGGCATCGATCGACATCGGATCGAATCTGCACAACTTCCACCGTGACGTCAGGGCCAAGGTCGAATCCGAGGACGTCAGTTTCTTCGTCGACATCCTCCCGGACATGACCGGGTTCGCCCGCGAGGTCGACACTCGTCTCGGCGCCATCGACGCCGAGTTCTACGTCGACGTCCTCCCGGACATGACCGGCTTCGCACAAGACGTCGACACCCGTCTGTCCGCCATCAACGCCGAGTTCTTCGTCGATGTCCGGCCCGACATGTCCGGCTTCGCAAGCGAACTCGACGCCCGTCTGGCAACGATCACCGGTGAGATCGACATCGAACCGAACGTAGATCTCACCGGGTTCGGGCAGGCTTTGCAGGCCCGCCTCGACCTGTTGGATCTGCACGTCGACGTCGATGTGCGGCTCTTCGACGCGGTCGCGGCGACGCGGCTCGACATCCTCACACGGGACCGGACCGTCGACGTCGACGTCAACATCGATCGGCGGCTGCTCGACCAGCTCAACAACATGGGCGGCTCGATCACCGGCTCGATGTCCGGTCTCGGTGGCGCGTCCGCGTCCGCCTCCGGTGGTCTGTCGAACGTCGCGATGATCCTCGGCGCCATCATCACCCTCGCTCCCGTCGCGATCGGTGCGATCGGGTCTATCGGTGTCGGCCTCGCCGGTCTCGGCACAGTCGCCGGTCCCGCCCTGGGTGCGATCTTCACCGGTCTGTCCGGTGTCGGGGAGGCGTTCACCGCTGCCGGTGCTGCGGCGGATTCCGCCGGCGAGGACATGGAGGCCTCTGCGAAGGCTCAGGAGGCCGCTCTGCGGTCGCTGGGCATGGCGCAGCGCAACCTCCAGGACGCCGTCAAGGACGAGACTCGGGCCCGCGAAGACGTCATCCGTGCACGCAAGGACGAGCAGGAGCAGCTCGAAGATCTGAACCTCACTCTGCGCGGCGGTGCGATCGCCGAGCAGGGTGCGGTGTTGGCGTTGGCGCAGGCTCGCCGGGATGCCCGCAACCTCAAGCCCGGCACCGATCGACTCAATCAGGACATCGCGATCAATCGCGTTGCGGAGGCGGAGCAGCGTCTGCTCGAAGTCCAGGAACGCAACCAGGACCTCGCAGGCAAGGCGGACGAGGCGAACCGCGTCGGTATCGAAGGCTCGCAGCAGGTCGTCGCAGCCAAGGACCGGGTGTACGACGCCGAACGCCGTGTCACCGACGCACAGCAGCAGGTCCGTATCGCGCAGGAAGCGACCGAAGAGTCGACGACCAAGGCGACGACGGCGGTCGACAAGTACGAGCAGGCCCTGTCCAAGCTGTCGCCCGCGGCCGCGGACTTCGTCCGGAGCATGCGCGCTCTCGCCGAAGAAGGCGGCGCGTGGAACGTCTTCCAGCAGTCCGTGCAGCAAGGCCTGTTCGAAGGTATCGGGGACTCGGTATCGAACCTCGCGAACACTGTGCTGCCGAAGATCACTCCGGCGATGACGGAGATCGCGCGCTCGATCGGTGGAATCGTCACCACGATCTCGGACGTGCTCACCGGCCCTGCTGGTGAGCAGCTGACGACCTTGCTGACCTCGATCCCGCAGTTCTTCACCGCGATGACCCCGGGCATCGAGTCGACCGTGCAGGGGTTCCTCGCGTTCGGTGACGCTGCAGCCCCGGCGATGACCGCACTCGGTCAGGGGATGGGCGACGTCCTCGGGATGATCGGCGATGCCTTCGTCGACCTGAACGAGTCCGGTGTTCTGACGGAGGCGATCTCCGGATTCGGCGACATGCTCTCGGGCATCGGTCAGTGGATGGGTCCGCTGACAACGATGTTCACCCAACTCGGTGCCACGGTCGGGCCGATCATGGGTGACCTGTTCGCGTCCTGGGGTCGCTCGATCGAGCTGATGACGCCCGCCCTCGATCAGATGGCGGGATCAGTCGGTCAGATCCTCGTCGATCTGTTCGTCGCACTCGAGCCGGTGCTTCCCGTTGTGGCACAAGCATTTGCGGACATCTTCACCGCTGTGCAACCGTTGATCACTCCGCTCGCGGAACTGGCGGGCACCATCCTCGCCGGAATGGCGACGAACCTGTCGTCCCTGGCGATCGCGCTTGCACCTGTAGTCGAGCAACTCGCAGTCTCGCTTGAGCCAGTGATTCCGGTGATCGCGAACCACTTCGAGAAACTGACACCGATCTTCGCGGACGCAGCAATGATCATCGGTGACGCACTGGTCACAGCTCTCGACGAAATCGGCCCGTACCTACCGGAACTGGTGCAGGCCTTCTCCGACATCGTGATCGCCGTCGCGCCGCTGCTTCCGGAACTCGTAGAGCTGGCGGTGTCGGTGATGCCGCCTGTCACCACGGCGATCGTCACGATATTGCCGTTCGTGGCGGATCTGATCTCGATCTTCGCTGAGGTGGCAACCTATGCGGTGCCTCTGATCACGGGTGCGCTCAACGGGCTTGAGGGACCGATCGACACTGTCGGCGGGTTCTTCTCGACTATGGCCACGACGGTGTCCGGCGTTTGGGACGGAATCGTCAACGTCATCCGTGGAGCAGTGCGCGCGATCGGCAATTTGCTGCAGCAGATTCCGCCCACGATTACCTTCGGTATCGGGCCGTTGAAGAAGACCTATGAGTTCGGCGGAGCGAACGATCTGGGCGCCGCGATGGTGCAGTGGGCGGATGGAACAGTGCTGCCGGGCAATGCGATTGCCGAGTCGGCGGATGGCGCGAAGTCTCCGAGTCGTATGCAAATTCAGCGGCGTGCGGACGGCGGGCTCTTCCGTGGCGCTGGTGGTCCTCGTGATGACGCGAACGTGGTTGCGATCTCGGACGAGGAGTACATCGTCAACGCGGTCTCGACGGCGAAGCACTTCGATCTGATCGAGGCAATCAACAACGACGAGTTGCCGGCGTTCAAGGATGGAGGCACCACAGGGCGGAAGAAGCCGGGAGGTGCGGCAGCTCCGACTCCGATCGTGCAGGCGCAGAAGGCGCCGACGATGGCCGAGACGACGGCATCGCCGGCGGCGCCGA